CTACTCGGCTCCAATAATAGACTTGGACAAGTAGCTCCACCACTATAGTCAAGTCTCGGCATATCGTCTGTGAGGCCTCCGTATACAGGTGATGTAGTGGTTTCTAAGTATGGGTAGGCTACAAGGCCTTGGTTGACTTGGGCATCTTGGATGTAGACACTCCCTGTTGTTGCCTGAGAGCTTATGGTGTCCGCTGGGATTAACAAGATGTAAGAAACATTTCCTTCAACAGAAACAGAACATCTAAACCATCCGTTACCTACATTTTCAATAGAAGAAGATATAGAATTACCACTACCTCCTATTGCTCCATTTCCTGTTAAGTCAAAATAAGATATACTATAACCTGTGTTTTTTCCGACATCAATTCTAAAATAGTTTAGTGAATCTGCTTTAGCATAACAACTAAATGTAGTGACCCCAGTAACGGAAGAAGTGTTTGAAATTATATATCCACCCGTGGTTAATTTACTTAATAACCAAGCGTCATTAGTGCCATCATATCCTGCTTGACCCCCTGTTACGCTTGCGGATGATTTTGTCCAAGCAGTATCCGAAAAAGTATTACTCTGCAAAAATAAGTTAGCATACTCCTTCTTGATGTATCCGTCCTCACCTACTCTCGTAGCAGTATCCGTTCCTCTACTAAAATTAAAGTCACCACTCCTATCCGTAGGCTTTAAACTATATAACTTGCCCTCCTCGTATGCGTGAGGGAGCATCACCAAAGATGCCTTGTCAAATGCGTTACTCATATTATGCTATTTGTATTGCAACAAGTGCGTTATAAGATGCTAATAAGCAGCTCTTAGCCTCTATAGTGGCCGAAGAAGGAATATCTCCAAGCAATAATGCTAATAGTCCCGTCTCAGAATTTATGTTCTGTAGTGCAGTAATCTCAGCAGATATACAATCGTAAGACTCTATAGTACCACCATCATTAAATACACGAAGACCAAAGTTCTTGTACCCTACTTCAGTGGAAGAGCCTTGATAACCACCACTTCTGAAAAGGTAAACCTTTCTTCCAATGTCAGTAGTTACAGCATCAGCTAAATATCCCGTACCTCTGTAGCTGTACGCCATTATGCAAATATTGTTTGGTCAGTAAATGGAGTCTTGTCATCAAGAACTAAAGATGCAATCCCACTTTCTGTGTTTAGTGTGATGTTTACGAAAGACTTGTCTGATACTCCTGTACCACTATTAGCCTCGTAGTTCATCGTTAAGCCATCCATCCACCCTGAGATAGTCACAGAGTCATTATTGTGCAGTAGAACCGCTACAATGTCCTCTCTGCGGCTCATATAGTCAATCTTATTGACCTTATTATCTACAGCTGGTGATTGAATAGTAATATTAGTTGAAACAACTCCTAATCCGTTAGAAGTGTTTTTATTTTCAGTGAATGTAGTTGTACCATCTTTTACATTGTGTTCAAATGTAACAGTGTTTGCAGTAGCAACAGAAGATACAAGGGTTTCATCTAATGGGTCAAAGGTGATAGTAATATCACTCTGTAGCATCAGAATAGCTTTCTTGATACCACCCGTAACTTTTTTGTTACAATTAATATCAATATCGCTTAGTAATATAGAACAGTTGAAAGCCATAATTTAAGTATAAAAAAAGGGGCAGGGTTTAATCCCTACCCCCTTGTGTTAATTTACAAGTTTTGCTTATTAAGCAACGTCAGTCCACTCAGCGTCTGTGATGTCGTAAGCAAGACTAGACTGCTCGCCAGTCAAAGTCAATTGGTAACGGTTTTTGTCACCACGAGCAGCACCTGAAGCACCATCAACAGTAGAAACAAATAGTCCGTAGTCAAAACCAACTAAGTGGTGAGTACCAGCAGCAGTTTCAATGAAAGCTACGATCTCAGCATTTGGGTTAGCCAACTCTTCCAATACATCACGGTGAGTACCAGACATCTTAGGAATCTCTACAGTGATAGTAGGTACAGCAGAAACAGAACCATCAGAGATAGTCTTTACATCAGTGAAAGCAGAGAAGCCGTCTTTGATGTTAAACTCCAATTCAAACACATCGCCATCAGCAAGAAGGTCGGAAGTTGCAGGAGTAATAGTAACTACATTAGAAGCTACAGAAACCAAAGGTGTAACACCTGCAGTTAAGTTAGCTTTATCGCCAATGTAGATTTTTGTAAGCCCTCCTAGGGCTAGGTCATCACAAGAGTAAGAAACTCCAGCAATTACAGTATTACAAGCCATTATTTATAAGGTATTAAATGGAGAGGCACAAGGCCCCTCCGTTATTATTTAATTATGATTAGGCAGCATCGTAAGCGAGAACCATTTCCTCACCCTTGTAGTAATCGAAACCTAATTTGAAACGACCAAACAAGTATTCTGCTTGCTCTTTAGCTTCGTATTCGTTACCGATAGCACCAGTATCATTGTAGTTATCTGTCAACAATACCAAGTTGCTTGGAGCAGACAAGAAGAAGTGGTCAGCACTCAAAGATGGCATATGGATTACTTCCATACCGTAGTATGTTGGAATCTCACCTTTGATAATACCTTCAGGAGTAGTTGTGTGCTTGTTAGCGATAGCGATTTGGTAAGATTGGTAAGCAACGCTTCCTAAGAAGTAAGCAGGCTTGAACTCACGATCAGCATCACCGTATACAGCAGCAACCATTACAGCAGACATTTTCTCGTATGCATCTTCCATATGAGTTAAGATGTTAGCAGAAGAGATAGCAGTAGCACCGATATCAAGAACTTGAGCAGCTGGTACAGCATCGCCACCAGACTTCATTTCAGCAAGAAGTTCAGTGTTAGCTTGAACTAAAGCTTTCTGAGCAGCTAATTTAGCGAAACGGTCGAAGATCCAAGAACGGAATTCAGCATCCAATGTTTCTGGGTTCAACTGACCTTTCTTAAGCATCAAACCACGGTAAGAAGACTCTAGAGCGTCCTTACAGTTTTTGAAACCCCAGTGGAAAGTTTGAACAGTCATCTCTTTTTCAGTAACTGCAGCATCGAAAGTCTCATCGAATGAACAGTTAGCACCAGCAACAAATCCGTCACCGTCACCTGCTTGAGCAGATACAGAGAAGATTGGTACGTTCAATTTACTTTTTACTCCATCAACGATAGAGAAACGGTTCAGCACAGCTGCTGATTTTACCATTGTGTCGATAAACAAGTCTGGTCTGCGGTCTCCCCAATCACCAGTTACACCTGTAACACCGAAATTCATATTATTTGCCATTTTATATTAGTTTTAAAAAATGATTCGTTTTACTTAATTTACAATAATTACTTACGGTTGAAGAAGTTATTGATGATATCCATCTTCTCTGGAGTGATGGCATCAAAAACAACTGTCTTATCTTCTACAGATTCAGATACTTCCTCAGCTTTTTGTTCAGCAGCAAATTGCTCCTCAACTTCCAACTCGTTAGTTTCTTCTTCAGCAGAGTATTTCTCTTCTTCCTTCATAACCTCTTCTTCTTTTTCAGAGGCCATTTCTTCTTCGTCAGAAGTCATTTCCTCTTCTTTATCATCAGAAGCCATTTCTTCTTTTTCTTCATCTTTGTCTTCAGCCATCTCTTTTTCTTCAGATGTGCCCATAGACTCGATGTGCTTTTGAATCATTTCAACGGCAGACTTTAAGTCTTCAACGCCAGCGAACTTTTCTTCAAAAGATGTCATAACTTCCAAGAGCGAGTTATTCTCGTTCTCCAAAGCCTCAATTCTTGCCTCGTACTTGTTCATCATAGCCTCAAATTGAGCCTCTAACTTACCAAGTTCTTTGGCGAAAGCAAATTCATTCATTTGTTCTTCGTTATTAATTGTTGGTTTAATATCCGCTTTAATCTCAATAGAGAAACCATTAATCTCTCCATTTTCAATTGCAGTAAATAATTCGTCAGACTCAATCTTTGCCTTTACGAATACGGTTCCGTTTGGTAAGCTATAACCATAGTCTACTGACTTATCGTTATCACTCTCTTTAGTCCAAACTTCAAGCATAACCACCTCATCAGTATCGTAGGAGTGGTTAATACCAAATGCGTTAAATAGTCCTTCCTTAGAATACTTGTACATAATTTGCTGAATAGTCTCCTCAGTGAATCGTACATAGTAGTATCCCATATCGGGTGAGAATCGTAGGATCTCCTTATTAGGAATCATAATAGGCCCTACAACCTCTTTCTTCTTTTCATCAGCAAACATCTGTACTTTCTCAACTTCATTGAAGTGAATAAAGTCTTCCTCAATAGCGGGCTTGTCTACAAGAGAAATCTTGTACATCCCTTGAGCGATGTCTTCTAATGATATATCAAATAATGGTAACTTATCCATTTTATTTTATTTTAAATCTGTCAAAAAAACCGTTGTAGTTATTTTTTATCCTTGATTTTACGGTCACCCCACGGGACGTTAGCCACATCCGCACTTGCCTTAACTGTTCCTTTTCGTATAGACTCAGCTTTTCTAATTGCCCAGTTAACACCGCTTGTTCCTCCCCAACCAAGCCAAGCAACATAGCCTCTATCTTTCCAAGGCGTGTCCTTATACTTAGGGTCAATCGCAGCATTCTTTCTATGGCGATTAAAAGCAGCCATTCTTGCAATAGTCTCATACGATAGTTTTCTTCTTGATGCTAATTGGTTTGCACGAGTCCAGCCCACAGAAGTCATTCCTTTAACTTCTTTGCCGTGTTTCTTCTTCCACTCAAGAACTTTTTTAGCGTTGTTAGTAGCAGATTGTGGGTAGTCGTTGTATGTAGCCATTGTATTAATTTACAATTATTGTAGTAATCCTTTAATAGTCAAGTAAGCGTAGTCTTCAAAGACTTCACCCTCTGCACTCTTTACTAATATCTCAGACTGATTTATTCTAGTTGATCCTAAAGTCTTGAAGAAAAAGTCTAAAGACGCAAGCTCTGAAGTTTGTAGTACCATATTAAATTCTATAGTAGGACGATTAGAATACTTTATCTTTTCGTTATCTGTATAGAAGGTGTAGTAGTCGGTTGTGTTACCGTCTT